ATATTTTCTTAACTGATTTATTAAATAGTGAAGATTTCAATACTTTAAATACAATTACAAATTATTCTTTTAATTATGGAATAGATGGTATTGAATTTAAAGAAGAAAAAGGGTATAATTTATCTTCTAAAGGATTTTAATTATGAGTAAGTTAAGAAGTGTATCAACTGCTTTTTGGTCTGACCCTTTTATTGAGGATTTAACACCAAGTGAAAAACTATTATTTTTATATTTAATTACAAACGATAAAACTAATATGTTAGGTATTTATGAAGTATCAATAAAGAAAATTTCTTTTGATACTGGATTGAATAAAGATATAATTGAAAAGTCTTTAAAAGAGTTTGAAAGGCTTTCAAAGGTTAAGTATGTAAAAAATCATATAGTATTGGTTAATTTTATGAAACATCAAAATTATAATACTAATATGAAAAAGAGTGCTATTGATATTTATAATGAATTACCTAACGAATTGAAAGATAGTGATTTAAGTATATCAAAAGAAAATCCTATTAAAGGGTTCGAAAGCCTTTTAAACCATTACGGTATGGTTTCGAAATATGAAGTAGAAGATGAAATAGAAACTAAAGATGAAGTGGAAGAAAAGAAAACGAATTTAGAAATTCGCACACTCGCATTTAAAGAAAAATTAGTACCATTTAAAAATAAATATTCTATTGACTTACTTAAAAACTTTTTTCAATATTGGACTGAACCTAATCACTCAAAAACTAAAATGCTTTTTGAATTACAAAAAACTTTTGATATTGAACGTAGGTTAGTAACTTGGGCAAGAAACGATAAAACATTTGCACCTAAACAACAAATTAAACAAGATAGATTATGAGTTGGACAGAACAAAACGCATTTAAACGCATTTACAACGTGTTTAAGCGAAATAAAAACAATATTTATAGCGAAGATATAGACGCACTAAAATTATTGAATACAGCGTTAGAAAATAAAAATAAAGAATTTGTAACTAAAAACTTATTATATGCTAAATTATTAGCAATACAGTTAAACCAAAATTTAATGTATTACGGAAGTATTGAAGAAGCAATTAAAAAAATTAAATACGATTTATCATTGCCATTAAATTTTAACTTAATATATTTACAAAAAAATTTAACAAACACAGAACTAACAAATTATTTTAATTCAATTGGAGTAAATACAACAAACCCACATTTGTTAAATGAAACGCAAATAGAAAACGATAAAAATATAATTTCAGATAATCAAAAAGAAATTATACAACAATTAAAAAAGAATTGGGATTTTGAATTAGTAGAAAAAAGTTTTGTAAAAACTGCAAATGAATTATTAAAAGATATAAACTATTATGAGTGATTTTAATTTCGAAGATTTAAATAGTAATGCAGAACCAATTTTAGACTTTAAACAAATACTTAAAGAAAGTTTAATTGACCCTGCAGAAGAAATAAAACAGCAACCAATTGCATTAAGCATAGGAGAAAGTATTTACAAAGGTAATAGTTACCCAATACCATTTGGTTCGTATGGTGATTTTAGCTGCATAGTAGGTGCTTCTAAAAGTAGAAAAACATTTTTTAAGTCTATGATTGAAGCAGCTTACATAGGCGGTAAGTCAAACATACACAACCCAAGTATTAAAGGACATAATGCAGATAAGAAATTTGTACTATCATTTGACACAGAGCAATCACATTTTCACGCACAAAGAGTACAACGCAGAGTATTAGAATTAATCGGTGGTAATTGTGAATATTATAAAACTTTTGGCTTACGTGGTTACACACCTAAAGAGCGTTTTGATTTTATTGATTGGGTAGTATTTGAAAGCGATTTTAAAAATAACATAGGTTTAATGTCTATTGATGGTTTTGTAGATTTAGTTACTGATTTTAATAGTTTAGAACAAAGTACAGGATTGACAGAAAAGTTACTTAATTGGACTGCAAAGGGTAAAATGCATTGCACAGGAATACTACATAAAAACTTTGGTACTGCAAAACCTGTAGGACACGTTGGAAGTAGTATATTAAAAAAAGCTGAAACAGTTGTATTTGTAGAAAAAGTCGATGATGATGTAACCATAGTAAAATGTGAGTATTCAAGGAACCAACCATTTAAAGAAATTAAATTTAATGTAGATGATAATGATTGGCTTCCAAAAGAAATACAAGAGTTTTTATAATGAATTTTGAAATAATTAGCGAGGTTAAAAACGGAAGTTTAACACGCAATAGGAATTTAATTAAAGATGCAATAGCAACTTTTGAGGGTAAGCAAGTAGTAATTAAAATAGAAAAGTTTAAAAAGAAAAGAAGTACACAACAAAACAGATTTTATTATGGTGTGATTATACCAATAGTGCAAAACTGTTTAAAAGAAGCAGGGCATATAATGACAAATGAAAGTACTCACGATTTAATTAAGTTAAAGTTTTTAAAAGAAACACTATTTGTAAATGAAACTACAGGCGAAGTAATAGAACGTATAAAATCTACTACAGAACTTTCAACAAGTCAATTTATGGATTTACTTGCAGAAATAAATAACTTTACATTTGAATACTTTGGTGTTATTTTACCAAGTCCAAATGATGACTTAACTTTAAAATTATAATTATGAAAATTACAGAAAATATTACTATTACAAATGAGGATAATATGGAGCTAATGGCACGTTACCCTGATAACTATTTTGATTTGTCTATTGTAGACCCGCCTTATGGTATTGATTTAGCTAATATGAATATGGGAATAGGTAATACACCAAAAGCATCTAAAGCTAAAAATAGAAAATGGAAACCTAAAGATTGGGATAGCTCAATTCCAAGTGACGAATACTTTAAAGAACTTTTTAGAGTTTCTAAAAATCAAATTATATGGGGTGGTAATTATTTTAATTTAGGAATATGTAATAAGTTTATTATTTGGGATAAAGAAATTCCTGAAGGATTATCTTTTTCAGATTGTGAATATGCTTGGACTTCTTTTAATGGTGCAAATAAAATATTTAGATATTCAGCTTACTTAAATAAAAGCGAAAAATTTCATCCAACACAAAAACCACCACAATTATACAAATGGTTACTTGACAAATACGCAAAAGAAAACGATAAAATACTTGATACACATTTAGGTTCTGGAAGTATAGCAATAGCTTGTCACGATTATAAATACGAACTAACAGCTTGTGAACTAGACAAAGAGTATTACGATAAAGCAATAGAACGTATTAAAAACCACACTAACCAGCAAAAGTTATTTTAATGCAAAAAGTATATCAAAGAAAATGCGTTAGTTGTAAAGATAAATTTACACCGCAAAATAATACTCAAATATGCTGCAGTCCAAAATGTGCTATTGATTATATGAAAAGTAAAAAAGCAAGTGCTTGGCAAAAAGAAAAAAAAGTACTTAAGGAGAAACTAATGACAAAATCAGACTACCTAAATATTTGCCAAAAGGTTTTTAATACGTATATTCGCACAAGGGATAAAGGTAAACGGTGCATAAGTTGTGAAAAGTTTTTAAAAGAAAATGATGTAAACGCTTCACATTTTTATTCAGTAGGTTCAAGTCCAAACTTGCGATTTAATGAAGATAATGTACATAGCAGTTGTATAAGATGCAACAAAGAGTTACACGGTAATTTAATAGAGTATGCTTGGCGATTACCTAACAGAATAGGAATAGAACGCTTTAACGAATTAAAACACGCAAAAAATATACCAGCCCTTTATTCAATAGATGAGGTAAAAGAACTAATAGCAATTTATAAACTAAAAACAAAAGAATTAATTAAAAACCAATAAGATGACAATTCAAGAAATAAAAGAAAATTTAGGAATAGATTTATCAATACAAAGTAGAAAAGTACCTACAGTAGTTTTAAAAGCATTATATGTAGAACAACAATACAACAACTTAAAACATATAAAACAATCCGAGTTACTAAAATTACTATGTGCTGATATAAACTGCCACAGAACAAATATTTACAATTACATTAAAAAGTTAAAAAACTATAAATTAGATAAAGCTACTCAATTAATTGTTAAAGCTTTTAACGAACAAGATAAACAATACATAGATAAATACTATGAACATATTAAACAAGCTTCTGTTGAATATAGAAACCAATGGTATAAACAAAAATCATTTAAGCAAATAGAAGAAGAAATAAAAGATAAAGTAATTACTCCTAAAAAGCCAAAAGTAAATAGACCAATGAATAATTTACAAGTAGCTGATTACTTAAAAGCAAATAAAATATTAAGAGGTAAAAAATATTGGGATAGATTGCTAACAGATTACACAGATGAAGATTGGTTTAACTTGCGAGAAATTAACCCTAAAATGTTTGATACTTATTTAAAATGATTATAAATTATAAAAATAATTAATAAAATATTTTTTTATTAAAAAAAGTATTATAATATTTGCAGTATTATTATTAACAATTAAAACAAAACATTATGGAAACTAAATTAAAATTATCAGATTATTTATTAGCACTTGGTTATTGGGCAGTATTTTTTACAGTATTATTTTTTATACTTTAGTTATGACAATAGAAATAATAGTAAACGATATTGACATAGTTATAGATGCTATAATAAATAAAGATTGGCAAGATGCAATTACAATGCTTCAAGATATACAAGAAGATTTAAAAATAATAGATGAACTAAACCAATAAGGTATGGAAAATTATAGTAGTTGCTGTGGTGCAGAACCACATTACATTTGGACTGATTTATGTAGTGCTTGTTTAGAACATTGCGAGTTTGAAGATGAAATAGAAGAATAAGTTAATAACTTTATACAAATATGTTACAATGATGTTTTAATAATATAAAATGTTTTTGTAACATTTGTGTAATGTTAGAAAAGTTATACAAACACCACAAGCAATTAATTGAATATGCAAAGATATTTGATAAAGTAAACTATGAGGACATAGTGCAAGAAACTTATATTAAGTTACACCTATACTCAAGTGAAGAAAAATGCTTTACAGGTGATAATTTAAATAAAGGATATATTTTTATTGTAATACGTAGTGTTTTTATAAAGCACTTTTATAATAAATTTGTAATTGTAGATTTTGTAGACCAAGCACAAGAAACTGATTTTGATGAGCAGTATGAAATTGAGTGGTATAACTTTAGAACTAAATGCGAAGCCGAAGTTAATAGCTGGGATATGTACGATAAAAAACTATTTACAATTTACAGAGATAGCGATTTATCAATAAGAAAGTTAGCCAAAGAAACAGGTATAAGTTTTGTAAGTATATTCCACTCACTAAAAGGGCATAAGAAAAAGTTAAGGGAGTTATTTCAAGAAGATTATAATAATTTAAAATAATATGACAGACTTACAATACATTTATAATTGGATGGAGTACTATTCTGAAATAGATTTTAATTCCTTGAGTAAATTTGAAATAACAGAAACACCAAAAGAAACAAATGCAGATATAATATTTATGATATCAAACACATTACATAAAAATAGAAAAGGCAATTACGAAATAACAAAACAAGATAAATTATATTATAAAAAAATAATTAAACAATATGGAAACAAAAATTTATAATTTAAGAATTGAAAAAGTACTAAACGGATATATTGTTTATACAAATGATAAATGTATAAGTTTAGGTACTACAACACCTGTGCCTTATGTATTTGAAACAATAGAAAATTTACAGCAATTTATTTTTGAAAAATTTAATATAGAATAATAAACAATATGGCAAGAGGTAGAAAAGCAAAAGGGTTAGGTGATACAATAGAACAGATTACCACAGCAACAGGAATTAAAGCAGTAGTAGATAAGATAAGCGAAGTAACAGGTATACCTTGCGGTTGTGAGGATAGAAAAGAAACGCTTAATAAGTTATGGAGTTACAGAAGCACAGAAAACAAAACGCTAAATTGTTTGTCAGAAGATAGCATAGCGTTTTTAAAAGACTTCTTACCAAACCAACCAGACCAATTAACAATTAAACTACAAGAGCGTTTAAGAACAATCTACAAAGAAGTATTTAATATTAACTTTCAAAGTACAAGCTGCGGAAGTTGTTGGAGAGATATGATAAGAGAATTACAACAAGTGTATAACGCAACTATTGTTTAACGTATTTAAATATAACTTTTAATATGGCATTTGAAAAGGGACATAAATTATCAAAAGGTAGACCAACTAAAGTAGAAGAACAAAAAACTAATACTATTTTATTGTTAGCTATTAAACAAATTAAAAATGTTGATACTGATGAAGAAGCTAAAATAGAATTAGTAAAAGATTTATACGAAACACAAAGAGGTCAATTATTTATTGCTGAACATTTATTAGGAAAACCAAAAGAGATTGTAGAAACAACGCATAACATAAACGATTTTAACATTAAGGATATTTTTAAGATTAATGATAAATCTAAATCAGAAGTATAACTTACTTGGGGCAGATAGTAGGTACTTTGTAATTACAGGGGGTAGAGGTTCCGGTAAATCCTACTCCCTTAATTCGTTTTTACTGTTACTTACTTACGAGGTAGGACACGTAATATTATTTACACGTTATACTTTAACTTCTGCACACGTTTCTATTATACCAGAGTTTATAGATAAAATAGAAACAGCCGATTTAAGCCACGATTTTTATATTACCAAAGACGAAATAGTAAACTTAAAAACAGGTTCTAAAATCTTATTTAAAGGTATTAAAACAAGCAGCGGTACTCAAACTGCAAACTTAAAATCTTTAGCTGGTGTTACTACTTGGGTATTAGATGAAGCAGAAGAATTAAACGATGAAGATACTTTTGATAAAATTGATTTCTCAATACGTGCTAAAGGAATACAAAACAGAGTTATATTAGTTTTAAACCCTGCAACAAAAGAACATTTTATTTACAAACGTTTCTTTGAAAGTAAAGGTATTGCAGATGGCAGCAATTTAGTACACAAAGATACTACTTACATACATACAACCTATTTAGATAATTACGCAAACCTATCAGAGTCTTTTATACTTCAATTAGAAGATATGAAAACTCGCAGAAATCAAAAGTATAACCATCAGATAATGGGTGCTTGGTTAGAAAAAGCAGAGGGAGTTGTATTTACTAATTGGAAGTTTGGAGAATTTAACCCACACAATTTACCTACTTCATTTGGTTTAGACTTTGGTTTTAGTATTGACCCTGATACATTAATAGAAGTTGCAATAGATAAAGACCATAAAAAGATTTACGTTAAAGAACATTTGTATCAGAATGGTTTACGAATGGAAGAACTCGCAAAGATATGCACAGATAAAGCCACCAATAAATTAATAATAGCTGATAGTGCAGAGAATAGATTAATAGTAGATTTAAGGCACAAAGGTTTAAATATAGAGCCAATTAAAAAAGGTACTATTGAAAGCGGTATTACTATGATGTTAGATTATGATATTATAGTAGATAATGAAAGCAGCAATATTGCAAAAGAGTTAAACAATTACGCTTACCTAAACAAAGGTAGCAAATTATACATAGATGATTTTAACCACGCTATCGATGCAATACGTTACAATGTTACGTTTCATTTAGATAACCCAAACAAAGGTAGCTATTATGTCTACTAACCCAACCTATGGCGAAATGATTTATATGGTAGAAGTACACATATTAAAAAAGACAGGTAAGCAGGTTACTATTAACTTACCACGCAACGTAGGAGAAATAAAAAAACTTATTCACGCTTACAAATTAGCAACTAATCAAATATAATACAACAATTCGGAATATATCCGAATTAACTAGTTTTTTTTTACTTTATACAAAAAACCAACTTTAATGTTTTTAAATAAATGAATATGAAAATAGATATTAAAATACCAGAAACGCTAAACGAAATTCACCTTAAGCAATATCAAAAGTTTGATAAGTTAGTTAAGGATAACGAACCGAGTGAATTTGTTAATCAAAAAACTATTGAGATATTTTGTAATATAGATTTAAAAGATGTTGCACGTATTAGGTTAGCTGATACAGATGAATTGTTAGAACATTTAGGTAGTCTATTAAATAAAAAGCCAAAATTAATAAGAACATTTAAGTTAGGCGATTACGAGTTTGGGTTTATACCAAAGTTAGAAGATATGACTTCTGGCGAGTATATCGATTTAGAAAACTATTTAAGCGATGTAGCAACTTACCACAAAGCTATGGCGGTGCTTTTTAGACCAATAAAAACAAAAGTTAAGGATTTATATACAATAGAGGAATATCAATCGTCAGAAGTCTATGCAGAGTTTTTACAATATATGCCTTTAGATGTAGTTTTAGGTTGCTTGGTTTTTTTTTCGACTTTAACCAACGATTGCGTGAACGGTTTGATGGATTATATACACAGCGAACTGGAGCACTCGGAAACAGCGAAGAAGCTTTTGGAAAAAAATGGGGTTGGTATCAATCAATCTACGGAGCAGCTCAAGGCGACATTCTACGATTTGATGCAGTTACCAAACTTCCCATCACTCAATTAATGACGTGGTTAGTATTTGAAAAAGAAAAAACAGAAATAGAAATGAAAAATTTAAAACGTAATGGTATATAATATTATAAATAAAATTAAAGTTGCTTTATTAGAAGAACCTTTTGTAAATACAGTTACAGAGGGCGATATATTTGAAGTAGATTTATCTAAACGTACAATGTTTCCTTTGTCACATATTATTATTAATAGTGCAACGCATTTAAGTAATGTAATTCAGTTTAACATTACTATACTTTTAATGGATATACTTAATCAAAAAGATGAGAGTAACAAAGTAGATGTTTGGAATACACAAATGGCTTTAGGTGTACGTATAATGGATAGATTAAACAGAGGTGATTTAGCAGATGATTATTTTGAGCTAACAGGTAACCCTACATTTGAACCATTTACAGAAAGGTTTGAAAACGATTTAGCAGGTTGGGCTGTTACATTTGATGTATTAGTAGCAAACGATATGACTATTTGCTAAATGCAAAACACAGAACAAACATATAAGTATTTAAACGACTTTGCTAAATACGTTATTCAGCAGAGCAGAAGTAATTTAACTAAAGGCAATAAGAACGTAAACAAAAATCTTTACAATAGTTTAGATAGTCAAATAGAAGTTAGTGCTAATAGTTTTCGTTTATCATTTTTAATGGAGAACTATGGCGAGTTTCAAGACAAAGGAGTTAGCGGAACTAAAAAGAAATACGATACACCATTTGCTTATACAACTAAAAGACCACCGTTAAAACCAATACAAGATTGGGTTACTAAACGTAGGTTTCAATTTAAGAATAAAGAGAGCGGTAAATTTATGAGTTATAAAAGTACAGCTTATTTAATTGCAGGTGGTATTTTAAAGAATGGTATTAAGCCAAGTTTGTTTTTTACCAAACCATTTGAAAAAGCGTTTGAGCGTTTGCCAGATGAATTAGTAGAAGCTTATGGTTTAGATTTAGAACAATTTTTACAATATACAATAAATAAAAAGTAATGAAAAAAATATTTGTTAGAAGTCCGTATTTTATACTGATAAATGAAGCAAACCAATTAGGTAGCAAAGTAGAATTATATTTATATAATAAAAGTAATGGTGTGCCTATTTTACCTACTTATACTTTAAGTAAAAAAACACCAACACCAACGCAAACGGAAAACATTTATAACATTGCTAATTATGCAAAAGAATATATCAAACCTATTGCACCTGTTTACGTTAGTGTACCTACCGAAGAAAATGATTTAAATTGGGCTTATTGCGTAGTTAAAAGATATACTGAACTTACGTTAGGGGTTTTTAGTTTGTTATCTACAGAAACATTTGTTTGTTTAAATGGTTACACAGATTATACAGGTGGCTACAATAATTCAGAAACAGCAAATATTGTACCTTTGTTTAATGCTGATATAAAAAAGTATGTTAAAAATTTTACAAGTAATTACATAAATGCATTTTTTGAAATTGGTTACTATGATACTTCTTACGGATATATTGATGTAACAGAGCCATCACTTTATAAATTACCACTAACAGAAGAAACTACAGTTATTGAAAGTATTATTGTTAAATCAGAGGAATTATGCGAACCTAAATATACACCAATTATTTGCACGTTTATTAATAGGTTTGGTGGTTGGGAATATCTTACATTCTTTAAAGCTAATTTACAATCAATAGAGGCAACAAATAAAGAGTTTAACCTATTACCAAGCAGCGTTAATTATAATGTCTTACAAGGGCAGAAAAGAACGTTTAACCAACAAGGTAAACAAAAGATTAAATGCAACACAGGTTGGGTAGATGAAAATTATTTTGACTTAATACAAGATTTGTTATTAAGCGAAGTTGTACTATTGGATAACAAACCTGCAATAGTAAAAAGCCAATCTTCGGAACGCAAAACACATTTAAAAGATAAAAACATTAATTACGAAATAGAGTTTGAGTTTAACTATGGCTTAATAAATGATGTAATATAATGGAAACAGCATTATACATATACACTAAACAAGTTATAGATGACTCGGTTAGTTTAGTTGCAAACAAATTTAAAGATAGAGTACTTGCTGATGGTGGTACTTTTGAAGCTAATACCTGTTTAATAAATCAAATTAATTCTTTAGGTGGTGTTTTTGGTGTTGCTTTAAATACTATAAGCGACTTTGCTAATAGAGTGCAAACAGATGGTGGTACTTTTGAGGCAGAAAATTGCTTACTAAATATAATAAATGATTTGGGTGGAGTTACACCTACACCAACCGAAATAGATGTTGTTAGACGCATAGAATTATTTAACGATGAAAAAATTAGTATTACTTCTTCTATACAAAATGTTAATGATATATCAAAAGTATTTACCGATTATAGTCAAAGTTTCACAATTCCTGCAAGTGATACTAATAACGAAATTTTTAGGCATTGGTACGAAAACGCATTAGATAATGGTTTTAATCAAAACTTTAGATATAACGGTTACATTGAAATTGACACGCAAGTATTTAGAACAGGTAAATGGCAGTTAGAAAGTGCAACGGTTAAAGATAATCGTATTGAAGATTACAAGATTACTTTTTACGGTAATTTAGTTTCTTTAAGTGATAAATTTGGTGAAGATAAATTAAAAGATATTGCAGAGTTAAACGATTACACTATTAATTATAATGGTGCAAATGTACAAACTAAAGTAACAACTACTTCTGATACTGATTTAGCATTTCCTTTAATTTCAAGCCAAAGAGTTTGGCAGTATGGCGGTGGTGGTGTAAATGATATAAGCCAAAACTCACACCACATTCATTATAACGAGTTATTCCCTGCTTTAAAAATAGCACGTATATTTGATGCAATAGAGAATAAATACGGAGTAAGTTTTAACGGAAACTTTTTAACACAAAGTAGATTTACAAAAGCTTATATGTGGTTAAAGAATAGAGATACATTTATTCCTTTTAGTACTAAAGTATTAATGCAATACACTCCAGATACAGTAGACCAAAACTATGTTACTTTAAATGCAGATAGTTTTACTATTAACCCTGCTGTTATAGATGAGTTAAATTCTAATTCACTTACAGGAGTTTATTTTATTGCTACTAATTTATATGAGATAACATTTTCAACTGCTACTAATTATATAGTTAGTGTTTTTAATAATGATGCTTTTGTATTTAATGTAACAGGCACAGGAATTTCTGCACAAGTTTATTTACCTAATACGCAAGGAGTTTACAAAGTGTATTTAAGTACAACTTTAGCAGTTACTTTTAACAATGGTATTTTTAGTAATATTTATGAGTATGATGAAAACAATAATACTGTAACTACAATATCTACAATAGGTTTAGGTAGTGGTGTAACAAGTGGTGATTTAGATTTACCAACTTTTATGCCAGATATTAAAGTAGCTGATTTCTTTAGTAGCATTTTAAAAATGTTTAACCTAACAGCGTTTAGTTTTGATGAGGAAAATTATACTTTAGAGCAGTTAGAAAATTGGTATTATCAAGGAGAAATAAAAGACTTTTCAGAAAATTGCGTTACAGATTTTGAGTATGATAGAATTAAACCATATAAAAAAGTAAATTTTCAATATCAAAAATCTGAAAGTTTTTTAAACAGAAATTATTATGATAATAATTCTAAAGAATATGGTAATTTAGATTATCAATTTAATAACGATGGTGCTGATTATACTATTCAATTACCATTTGAAAATTTGATGTTTAATAAATTTACAGGAACTAATTTACAGGTAGGTTATTCGCTTAATAAAGAATTTAATAAGTACATACCAAAACCTATAATTTTATATCAATACGAAAACGCTGCTTGTGATTTCTATTTTAATAATGGTACAACTACAAACAATATAACTAATTATAATGTATTTGGGCAAGATGTAAAATATCAAAACAATCAACATACTTTAAATTGGGGTATTGAGTATAGCACTTATAATTTACAAACTATTAACAATACTTTATTTAAAGATTATTATTTTGACTATTTGAATAACTTATATTCTATGAAGTCAAGAATGGTTAAAGTAAGTATGCGTTTGCCTTATTCAGAGCTATTAGCGTTGCGTTTAAACGACAGAATTGTAATACGTGATAAAAGGTATATTATAAATTCTTTTACAACGGATTTAGATACGTTTGAAAGTAAGTTTGAATTGATACAAGATTTTAGAACTATTAACTTTAATAATTCTTTAATTTTTGAAATTGATAATATAGCAAGACCATTTAGAATTAATACAGTAGGTAGAGAAGCTTTAAGTTGGAGTATTTTAAATGACCCAACAGGGCAAATAATAGATATAATAAATGGCGAAGATTACGTAGAATTAGATTTAAAATCTAATACTTCTGGTGCTGAAAAAATATATAGTGTAGAAAGTAATTTAGGAGATATAATAGTAATAAGACAAGCGAGATAATATGTTAAAATTAGTAATACAGATGCTTGAATTTCAAAAGTTTGGAACAAGCGAAGCAATAGATATTGCAAAAGGAAAATATAGATTACCAGATACACTAACCGAACTTAAAAAAGCAATAAAATGGCAATTAAAAAAACAATAGAAATTGATGTAAATGCTAACGCAGCAGAAAAAGACATTAATGACTTAAACAAATCGGTTGTAAAGTTAGAAAATTCTGTAGAAGATTTTGCAAAGACAGGTAAAAAGTCTTTAGACAATATAGATAAGAATGTAAAAGAAACAGAGAAAAGCACAAAGTCATTAAGCGAGGGGTTTAAAGCAACAGGTGTAGCGTTAAAAGCTATGGGTATTGGTTTAGTTATTAGTTTAATGACAACGCTAAAAGAAATATTTACAAGTAATCAAAAAGTTGCTGATGTATTTAGTGCTGTATTAGGTACAGTTTCAAATGTATTTAGTCAAATTACAAATGTAGTAGTTTCTGTTATTGAAAAAGTTGGTGGTGCAACTAAAGGTTTTGAGGGTTTAACAGCTGTAGTTGGTGGTTTATTAAAGTTAGGTTTAACACCATTAAAAGCTGCATTCTTTGGAATTAAATTAGTAATTGATGAAGTACGTTTAGCTTTTGAAGAAAGTATTTTTGGTGACAAAGATGCAAAGACTATTAAGAAACTTACAGAGCGAATAGATGAAACAAAAGCAAGTTTAAAGAAAGTAGGAACTGATGCAGTAGAAGCTGGTAAACAAGTAGGTAATAATATTGGAAAAGCAATTAGCGAAGTAGGTGCAGTTGTAGAGGGTACTATTGATGGGGTTAGTAAAATATCTATTGCAAGTGCATACGAACAAGCAAAGGCAAATGTTAATTTACAAAACACAGCAAAGTTAGCAGAAGCAAATCAAGCACGTTTAGTTGAGCAATACGATAGACAAGCAGAAAAATTAAGACAAGTTAGAGATGAAGAACGTAATAGTGTTGAAGATAGAATAAAAGCTAATAATCAATTAAAAGATGTTTTAGAAAATCAGCAATCTGCTATGTTAGCACAAGCAGCAGCACAAATAGCAGCGGCTCAATCTACACTTTCGCAAAATAATAATATTGAAAACCAAGTTGCTTTAACAAATGCTTTAGCAAATCGTGAGGGAGTTTTAGCACAAGTTGAGGGTTTACGTTCTGAACAAAAAGCAAATGATTTAGCATTAAATAAAGAGTTAATAGATTTAACTAAAACTAAACAAGAAGCAGAAACTACTTTAGCAATTAATGAAGCTAACTTTAATGCTGAACGTATTAAAAATGAAGAAGCACAATTACAAGCTAAAAAGAATGCTTTAGAACAAAATAAAATAATTGAGTTAGAGCGTTTACAAAGTGTAATTGATGGTGCAAATGCAGGAACACAAGCAAGAGTAGATGCAGAAAGTGAATTTGCTTTAAAGAAGCAAGAAATAGACCAAGCAATTATATTAGCAGAAGATGCAATAGAAGAAGAAAAAAGAAATAAAAAAGTAGAGCAACAACAAATAATAATTGATAATGAACTATTAGCATTTGAAGCAAGGAGAACAGCATTAAACGAACAAGAGCGAATATTATTAGAGGATAAAGCATTAAGCGAAGAACAACGTGCTGTTATTGAAAAGAAATATTCTGATGACAGAAAAAAATTAAAAGATGAAGAAATTGAAAAAGAAAATCAATTATTTAATGCTAAAGCAGATTTTGCAAATCAAGGTTTAAGTTTACTTCAAGAAGTTGCAGGTAAAGGTTCTAAAATAGGAAAGGCAGCAGCAATAGCACAAACTATTATAAGTGGTATTCAAGGTGTGCAAAACGCATATACAACTGCACAAAAATCACCTATTACTGCTTTATTCCCTGCTTACCCTATTGTTCAAGCAGGTTTAGCTGGAGTGTTTAGTGCTTTACAAATTGCTAAAATAAAATCAGCTTCTGCTTCTGGTAGTAGTGGTGGTGGTTCTGCAAGTGTTGGTGGTGGCGGTGGTGCTGCACCATCTATGCCTGCTGCTGCACCACAGTTTAACGTTGTAGGTAATAGTGGAGTTAATCAATTAGCAACTACATTAGGAAGCCAACAACCTGTTCAAGCGTTTGTAGTTGCTAACCAAGTTACAAGCCAACAAGCGTTAGATAGAAATATAATTAGTAACGCAAGTATAGGATAAAAAATAACAAAATAGAGTAATTAATGTTTTTAAATAAAATACTATGAATTTAATAGAATTAATAATAGACGATAAAGATGTATTAAGCGGAGTAGATGCAATTAGTGTAGTAGAAACTCCTGCTATTGAGTCTAACTTTGTAGCGTTAAAAGCTGAAGAAATTAAACTTGCTCAAGTAGATACAGAAAAACGTATTTTAATGGGTGCAGTTTTAATACCAGAGAAGCCAATTTACAGACGCAATGGAGAAGATGAATATTACATTTACTTTTCAAAAGATACGGTAAATAAAGCAAGTCAATTATTTTTTCAAAATGGCAATCAAAACAATTGGACTTTAGAACACGGAAAAGAAATTAAAGGTTTAACCGTAGTTGAAAGTTGGATTGTTGAAAATACTGAAAAAGATAAAAGTGCTATTTATAATTTAAGTGTGCCTATAGGTACTTGGATGGCTTCTGTTAAAGTTGAGGATGATGGCATTTGGAATGACTACGTTAAAACAGGTAAAGTAAAAGGGTTTTCATTAGAGGGATATTTTGCAGATAAATTAGAAGAAAAAAAGCAGTTGAGTACACAAAATAGAAAAGAAGAAATTATTAATCAAATTAAAAAGTTAATCAATGAGTCAGAAAACAAAAAGTAGAACAAGCCCTGTAGGTGGCAAAAAAGGTTGTCTTTGTGATGATAACACATACAGCAAAGAATGTTGCAAAGGTGAATTAAGCCAACAAGCAATCGGTACAACAAGCGGAGTAGATAGCGTAACAGTTACAGAAGCAAACGGAGTAAGAGTAATAACAAGAGTAAACGGATAACAATGACAGCAAACGAAAAAAAAATGTTCAGTAAATTATTTAAAACTGAATTAGGTAAACACGAAATAGAATTAGCTACAATATATGATGATTTAAAAGCAACTTTAGCCGAAGCAAATAAAGAAGTTATTAAAGCATTAGATTTAAAAACACAAGCTTTAAAATTAGCTGATATTTCTTTAAAAAAAAATAGAGAATTAATTAAAGAACTTGATAAAGCAGAAAGATTAATAAAAGATTTAGGTTTAGATAGTGAGTTAGCTAAAGTACAAAAGGCAAAATCAGAAGTTAATGGCAATATAAACGCTATTGATACAATAATAAATAGATTGTTATCAGTTTAAAAATTAAGGGTACTATAATAAGTACCCTTTTTCTTTTTTAAATATTTTTAAATGTTCTTCTATATTGGAATTAGGGTATAAATGATATTCATTATTATTAACTGAATGATACCATTTTGCAAACTCTAAAGAAAAAATATCTTTTTCTTCTTGTTCTTTATTTAAAAAATAATCAATATCTATATTATAAATTATTTTTTCATTATTTAACATTAATCTTGTTTCTATTATATCTAAAAGATATTGCATAATTGTTTTTTTCATAAAATTATTTTTTTTAAGTTTTAACAAAAATTGGTGCTTTTTTTATAGTGTTTTTTTTCTTGTTGTTTAGCTTCTTTAATTAATTGTTTTAAAAAATCCCATTCCATTTCAAACTTATCTTTATTATGGTCGGCATAACTATCTAATTGTTTTTCTAAAGTTTCTACAGGACTTTCTTTTGATTTTTCTCTTTTCCAAATCAATTTAGCATTAAGTAATTCTTTTTGTTCTTTAGTTAATTTACTTACGTAACCAACAAAACAATTATCAGTTGAATATAAATAATTAAAATAATTTTCATCTTTAAAATTTAAACCTAAAACTTTAATATTTTTTTCCATAATTATATTTTTTTGTTTTACAAATATACAAATATTTTTTAAAAATACAACAACAATTAAATAATATTGTTTTTAAATAAATTTAATAAATATGTCAAACGTAATTACAGAAATCAAAAAATTGCTTGGTATGGAAATCAAACTTGAGCAAATGGCATTAGACAACGGAACTTTAATCGAAGCAGAATTATTCGAAGCAGGTCAAGCGGTGTTTATTGTAAGTGGTGAAGATAGAGTAGCATTACCTGTAGGTGAGTATACTCTTGATAACGGAATGATTTTAGTAGTTGAGGTTGAGGGCGAAATCAAAGAAATCAAAGAAATGGAAGTTGAAGCACCTGAAGAGGAAGCTACACCAGAAGTAGAAGTTGAGGTTGAAGCAGCTCAAGCACCAGCAACTGCTAAAAAAGTAATCGAAAGCACAGTTAAAGAATCTCACTTTTCGCAAGAAGATGTAGATGCTTTAAAAGCTGAAATCGAAACATTAAAAACTGAATTAGCATCTATGAAAAATGTAGAGGTAAAAGAAGTAGAATTATCTGCTCAACCTTTAACACACAACCCAGATGCAAAATCAAACGTAGACAAAGTAAACTTTTCTCAAAACAGAGGAATGAATACTTTAGACAGAGTAATGAACAAAATAGCAAACTAATAATTAATTAAAAAAAATGGCTACTACAACAAGTATTACAACAACTTACGCTGGTGAATTTTCAAAGAAATACATTTCAGCAGCATTATTATCAGCTTCTACTATCGAAAATGGTGGAATTGAAGTAATGCCAAACATTTTATTCAAATCAGTTATCCAAAGAGTTGGTACTGATGCAATCGTTAAAGACGCAACTTGTGCTTTTGACGCAACTTCTACAGTTACTTTAACTGAAAGAATTATTCAACCAGAAGAATTTCAAGTAAATTTAGAGCTTTGTGCTAAAGATTTCAGAAGTACTTGGCAAGGTATGGAAATGGGTTTATCAGCTTTTGATACATTACCTAAAACTTTTGCTGATTTCTTAATCGCTCACGTTGCTGCTAAAGTAGCTGAAAAAACTGAAACTAACATTTGGAGAGGTGCTACTGCTAACGCAGGAGAATTTAACGGATTTGTGCCTTTAGCTACTGCTGATGCTACAGTTATTGATGTAGTTGGTACTACTGTAACTGCTGCTAACGTAATTGCTGAAATGGGTAAAGTAGTTGATGCTATTCCTGCTACATTATACGGAAAAGAAGATTTATACATTTATGTTTCTCAAAACGTTGCACGTGCTTACGTAAGAGCTTTAGGTGGTTTTGCTGCTTCTGGTTTAGGTGCTAACGGTACTAACTCACAAGGTACACAATGGTTTAACAACGGTTCATTATCTTTTGATGGTGTAAAAGTATTTGTTGCAAACGGATTAGCTTCTAACTATATGATGGCTGCAGAAAAATCAAACTTATACTTTGGTACTTCTTTATTATCAGACTTAAACGAAGTAAGAGTAATTGATATGTCAGATATCGATGGTTCTCAAAACGTTAGAGTAATAATGAGATTTTTAGCTGGTGTTCAATACGGTATCGGTTCTGAAATCGTACTTTATACTCCTGCATAATTAATAAATAAATAACTATAAAAAGGTGGTGCAATAAACACCGCCTTTTTTTTTAACTTTTAAAAAATATACACTATGGCTTGTGATTTAAGTTTAGGAAGATTAGAAGTATGTAAAGATAGCGTAGGTGGTTTAAAAAATGTTTACTTCGTTAATTACGGAGATGCAACAGGTTACACTTACGATGTTACAAATACTGATGTAATCGATGCAGTAGCTGGTACACCATCTGCATACAAATATGAGTTAAAAGGTGCTTCTACCTTTACTCAAAATATTAACAGCTCAAGAGAGAACGGAACAACGTTTTTTGAGCAAGTTTTGGAATTAACATTTAAAAAATTAACTCCTAAAGACAACAAAGAATTAAAATTAATGGCTTACGGTCGCCCTCAAGTTATTATAGAGGATAACAACGGTAATTTCTTTTACGCAGGTTTACAACACGGTATGGATGTAACAGGTGGTACTATTGTAACAGGTGGTGCAATGGGAGATTTATCTGGTTATACTTTATCTTTAACAGGAATGGAAAAAGTACCTGCTAATTTTATTGGAGATACTTTAACTGCTGCAGGATTTACAGTAGTAGTTGGTTCTTAATAAATTTTTTTAATGTAAAAAAAGCGAGATTTTAAACAATTCTCGCTTTTTTTTTATAATATGTCGAAACAAAAACAGAACTTTTGTGTTTTTAAATAAAAGAATATGATAATCTTAAGAGAACAAGCAACTGCTCAAACATTAAACGCTGTAATTTATGGTAGTAATGCTGATGCTATTGTATTGAGAGATGAGGAAACTAACGTAGAAGTAGAGATTAATTCCACGTTTTCAATAGATAGATATTTCGTAGCAACTTCTGCAATATTCCCAATTAAAGAAAATAAATATTACACTCTTACTATATTAGATGGTACAGATGTAGTTTATAGAGATAAAGTTTTTTGCACTAATCAAATAATTGCAAATTATACGATTAACAAAGACCAATATACTCAACACCCAACAACAAACGAATACGTAATTTTTGAATAATATGTTTCACATTTTAAATTTAAGTGCTTATACTTCACCACAAATAAACGAAAGTAAAAAAGGTGAGTTTGTAGAATACGGTACAGATAATAATTATTTTAATTATTTAATACACCGATATTTATATAGCACAACAAACAACGCTATTATTACAGGTGTGGCTAATATGATTTACGGAAAAGGTTTATCAGCATTAGACGCAAATAAAAAGCCAGACGAGTACGCTAAAATGATATCTATAATCAAACCTAACTCTTTAAGAAAAGTAGGTTTAGAGCGTAAGCTATTAGGTATGGCTGCTATGCAAGTAGGTTATGAAAAAGGAGAGGTTAAATTTATAGACCATTTTCCAATGCATACTTTAAGAGCAGGTAAATGTAATTCAAAAGGCGAAATTGAAGAATGGTTTTACCACGCTGATTGGGCTAATAAAAAACCAAGTGATGAATTAAAAAGAATACCTGCTTTTGGTTTTGGTAATCGTAATGAAGTTGAAATTTACGTTATCAAACCTTATATTAGTGGTTATCATTATTACACTCCTATTGATTATTCTGGTGCTTTACCTTACGCAAAGTTAGAAGAAGAAATAAGCGATTATTTGATTAACGATGTAATGAATGGTTTTAGTGGTACTAAAGTTATAAACTTTAATAACGGTGTGCCACCAGAAGAAAAAAGAGAAGAAATAGCAAACGAGGTTAAAAGAAAATTAACAGGTGCAAGAGGTGAAAAAGTAATTGTAGGATTTAACAGCTCGGTAGAAAATAAAACTACTGTAGATGATATTCCTTTAAACGATGCACCTGCACACTATGAATATTTATCTAAAGAGTGTTTTGAAAAATTAGTTGTAGGGCATAGAGTTACTTCTCCAATGCTTTTAGGTATTCGTGATGCAGGTGGTGGTTTTAGTAACAATGCAGATGAAATTAAAACAGCTACTTTGTTATATGATAACTTGGTAATTAAACCTTATCAATTAGAAATTATCGAAGCGTTAGATATTATTTTAGCGGTTAATAATATTAAGTTAAAATTATATTTTAAAACTATTCAGCCTTTAGAATTTACAGATTTAGAAAATGCACAATCAGCAGAGCAAGTAGCAGAAGAAACAGGAACACAATTATCTGCACATACTTGTTGTTTAAGCGAAGATAATTTAGATAACGATGTAGCTAATAGTTTAATTGATTTAGGTGAAACAGCAAACGCTGAATGGCTTTTAATTGATGAAAGCGAAGTAGATTATGATGGTGATGATGCAGAAAACGAAATATTAGCTAAAGAAACTAAAGAAAGTTTATTAAGCAAAGTTTACAATTTTGTAAGTACAGGAACTGCAAGAGGTAACGCAAAAAGTGAGCAAGATGAAAACATTGATGGTATTAGATTTATTACACGTTATGTTTATGCAGGAGTTACAAACGATAAAAGTAGATTGTTTTGCAAAAAAATGTCAGAAGCAAGTAAAATATATCGTAAAGAGGATATTATTAGAATGTCAGAACAAGCAGTAAATAAAGGTTGGGGTCCAAAAGGTGCAGATACTTATTCAATTTGGCTTTATAAAGGCGGTGGTGCTTGTCACCATAGATGGAATAAACAAGTTTACGCAAGTTTTGAGGGTGTAAATATAGATGTTAATTCACCAAAGGCAAGACAGATAGCAGGTGCAAAAGCTGAACAATATGGTTACGTTATTAAAAACCCTAATTTAGTTTCACAAAGACCGATAGATATGCCAAACAAGGGATTTTTACCTAAAACAAATTAAGATATGGCTTACGCATTATTAATAAGTACAGAAGATGTAAAGAAATTTACAATATTAAATGGTAATTTAGATGCTGATGATTTTATCGAGTATATTAAAATTAGCCAAGATATTACTATTCAAAATTATTTAGGTTCTCAACTTTACAAAAAGTTACAGGATTTGATTTTAAACGATGATATTAACGACCCTGCATTTGTAGACTACAGAAATCTTTTAGTTACGTATATCAAACCTATGTTAGTTCATTGGGCAATGGTTTACTATTTACCATTTGCAGCATATACATTAAGTAACAAAGGATTGTTTAAACATACTTCTGAAAGTGCTACTAACGTTGATAAAGCAGAGGTTGATTTTTTAGTTGAAAAAGAAAGGGATATAGCAGAAAGTTATACACAACGTTTTATAGATTATATGTGTTTTAATACAACTACATTTCCAGAGTACAATGGTAATAATAACGAAGATGTAAACCCTGATACAAATAATTTTTATTCGGGTTGGATGATATAATAATATTTTTTATTATTTTTACAAAAAATTAATTTAAATAAAGCGTATGCAAACAGAAATTTGGAAGCCAATAAGTGGATACAATGGCTATTATGAAGTTAGTAATTTAGGTAGGGTTAGAAGTATTACAAGAAAAATTGAAAGGACAGACCCTAAAGATATTACTAAAAAAAAATTATTTACTTATAAAGGTAAATTAGTTCCTTTTTATATTACTAAAAGAGGATATTGCAGACTTACAATTTGTATAAATGCAATTTGTAAAAAGTATTTAGTTCATAGGTTAGTAGCGGAAGCTTTTATACCTAACAACGAAAATAAATTACAAGTAAATCATATAAATTGTGTAAAAACAGATAATAGGGTTGAAAATTTAGAATGGGTTACTAATTATGAAAATTATTTACATTCAGTTGAAAATGGATTACAAGTAAATTCTCTTAAGAATTTAGTTAAAAAAAAAATATTGATGGAGATAAAAAAATATATTAACGTAAAGATAAAAAACTTTAAGAAGCTAAATTTATATTTAGCTAAAGTAGAGCAGTTAAAAAAAGTAGAAACATTAAAATCTAATAATGGCAAATAGTATAGATTGGGGGCAAGGAGTAAATAACAACGATATCGGTTGGGGGCAAGGTGCTATCAATAACGATATTAGTTGGGGTTCTATTTATTCTGTTAGTGATGCAGGACAAACTGAAATTTTAGGTAATGAAATAGAAGCTGTTATAGACTTCATAGCAAGAATAGCTACAGATAGTGGAGTATTTGAAGCAAAACAATGTTTAATTAATTTAATAGAAAATATATAATGAGTTTATTTGAAAGTGCTTCTTTGGTAGTAACACCAAACGGAACGAAAGCGAGTAAGTTATACGCTATAAAACCAACTGATGGTAGTGGAGATTTAAGCGTTACAAGAGCAACAACAGCAACAAGAGTTAATAGTGCAGGTTTAATTGAAAGCGTAGCGGTTAATGTACCGAGATTAGATTATACAAATTCAAGTTGTCCGAGTATATTAGTTGAGCCACAAAGAACAAACTTGTCTACTCATAGTGAAAATATGGGTGATGCATCTTGGGATAAATATCGTATAATAGTAACTGATAATGCAATTAATTCTCCAAGTGGTATTTTAAATGCTGATAAAATTATTGCTACCGCTCAAAATGGAACACACGAAATAGTTAAGGTTTCTGTTGTAAATACTTCAACAGTTTATACAAGGTCTATTTTTGCTAAGGTTGGCGAATATAATACTTTTGAAATGTACGAAGTTAATTCTTCTAAAGGTCAAATATTTAATTTAGCTACTAAAACAATTTCTGCTCCTCAAACATCGGGAGTTAGTGCAGCTACTTCGTCAAAAATAGAAGATTATGGTAATGGTTGGTTAAAATGTTCTATAACATATACTTCGGTAGGTCTTGCAGATATATTAGTAATTGGTTTATATAATGGTTCATTAATTTTTACAGGAAATGGAACAAATGGTTTATATCTTTGGGGCGCTCAATTAGAAGCAGGTTCTTACGCTACTTCTTACATTCCAACAGTAGCAAGTACAGTAACACGAAACGCAGATGTAATATCTAAAACAGGTATAAGTAGTTTGATAGGGCAAACAGAGGGGACTATTTTCTTTGATGGTAAAATAAATGCTTTGCCTGTAGATGGTTATTTATTTAGTGTTCAAAAAGCTAGCTCAAATTTTGTAGTTGGTATTGGTTCGCAGGGGAATAATATTTATGCTCAATCTTATAATGGTAGTGCTAATTTATTTTTTGAAACAACTTCATATACTTTAGGTTCAAGAGTTAAAGTTGCTTTTGCTTATAAAGCAGGAAGTTATGCTTTTTATATTAATGGAGTACAAATTGCGACAGGAAGTAATGCAACAACAATACCAGCTTGTGATGCGATTTCTTTTAATTCTTTATGGGGAAATTTTAATATCTCTTTATCTTTTTATAGTGCTGCAGCTCTTTGGAAAACACGTTTAACAAATGCTGAATTAGCAGAACTAACAACTTTATAAAATGTACATAGCAAAATTAAAATACACAGACAAAGAAACTGCAATAGCTGACTTATTAGCTAAGAAAGTTTATGTAGAAGTAGAAAACCTTGACAAAGAAATTACTTTACAATACGGGCAAGGAATACAAGCAATAGTAGAAATAGGTTTAATAGTTTTAACAAATGGAACTTACGATGCAGATTTTAAAGAAATAACTGCACCTGTTTACGCAGATGGTTACCATTTTGACGTAATGAGCGAAAAAGAAATTAAGTTTACTAATGCTATTGAGGTTGAAAACCCTAAACATACATTTGCAATCTAATGAGCAGTAAAGAAAAAATAGATTTTATATTGAGTAAGTGGTTAAGTAGAAAACTAACGGTGTTTGTAATAGCTTCAACGGGTTTATTCTCTGGGGTTATTACTTCTACTGATTGGGTAATTATTGCTACTTCTTACATAACTATCGAGGGAGTTACTAATATTGTTGAACGTTTAATGAAAGCTAAAAATGTCGCATAACGATTTAAAATTATATTTTTTAAACACAGTCACTATGATGTTAAGTTTTTCAAATATAGAAAGCACCTTAAAGATAGTTTTGTTAATAGCTTCTATTTTTTACACAATATTAAAAACAGTTGAAACTTTAAAGAAAAAAAACGATGGCAAAAATAACGACTAATTTTAGTTTAGAGGAATTTAACTGCAAAGATGGTTCTGCTATGCCTAACGATGTAATGATTAACATTATTAAATTAGCTAAAAATTTACAGGTGTTACGTGATGCTATTAATAAAACAATATCAATTACAAGCGGATATAGAAGCCCAGAATATAACGCAAAAATAAAAGGCGCTAAATTTAGCCAACACATAAACGGAACTGCTGCAGATATTCAAGTAAAAGGAGTTACACCTAAAGAGGTTGCTAAAGTAATTGAGGGTTTAATTGCAAGTGGTAAAATGCAACAAGGCGGAATAGGTATTTACCCTAATTGGGTGCATTACGATACAAGGGGCGTAAAAGCTCGTTGGTAAAATCAAAAAAACCCTTACATAAACTGCAAGGGTTTTTTCTTAATTAATAACTTAAAACTCAATTATGATATGCAAATATAACAATTTTTTTTGTTTATACAAATTATTTATATATATTTGTTGAAACTTTTAAACAAAATAAATTATGAGCGTATCAAAATGGAAAAATTACGATGCTAATTTAACTGAATTATTACAGGATAATAAAAACTGTACTGATACTGAAATTGCAAAAAAACTATTAAACACCAACGAGGGCGGTAACGTTAATAAAGATGTGGATTTACTTCGCACTTATATTAAAAGAAACAGATTACGCTTGTTAGATGAACACGAGGGTATTTACAACGCTACAAACGAGTTAGATGTACCAAACACTTCGGTAAAACATATGTGGCTTAAAACAAAGCAAAGCAGCATATTTGTTAAAAACCCAGAATACATAGAACCACAAACGGAAGTAGAATTAGAAAAAGAAATTGATTTTACAAACATTTTTAAAGATTTAGTTGTACCAATTAAATTACCTAAAATAGAACGTAAATTAGATTTATCATTATTTGACAGATTAGTTTATACTGATGTTCACGTAGGTATGGAAGTAAACCAAAACGGTTACAGTTTATACGATGGTGCTTGGAACGAATTAGAATTAAACAAACGTTTAGAAACTATGGTTTCACAAACTTTAATTAACAGGAAATCAGATACTTTAATCATTCACGAATTAGGCGATTTTATGGATGGTTACGATGCAGTTACTACTCGTGGTGGGCATAGTTTACCACAAAATATGGATAATCAAAAAGCGTTTGATGTAGGTTTAAGTTTTAAAATACGTTTAATAGATACTTTAATTCCTTATTACAATAAAATAGAATGTATTAATATTTGTAATGATAACCACGCTGGAAGTTTTGGCTACATTGTTAATAGTGCTTTTAAAGCATATATTGAGCTTAAATACGAAAACGTTAAGGTAACTAATCAAAGAAAATTTATCGACCATTATATCGTAGAAAACAGATGCTTTATTTTAACTCACGGTAAAGACGATAAAAATATGAAGTTTGGTTTTAAACCACATTTAGACGCTGTACAAATTGAAAAGATAAAAAACTATATTGATGAGTACAGATTGCATTATTTCACAATAGAATTTAGCAAAGGTGATAGCCACCAATTATTATTAGATTTTACTTCATCATCTGCTTTTGAATATCAAAACTTTGGTGCTTTTTCTCCGCCAAGTGATTGGGTAAAAACTAACTTTAAAAACACAAATAGTAGTTTTATTGTTTTTAACTATTACGAGAACCAAAAAAGTATTAACCCTATAATATTTTAATTATGTTAGAAAAAAAAGAAAAGCAATACTCACCATTACAAAGAATACAAAGAATTATAAAATTTAATTATAACAGAGGTTGCAATAAGGAATCAGTAAACAAAGTATATCACAAAATAATAAAATTGAAATATGAAAATAGAAATTAAACATTACGGAGCTACCTACACAGTAGAAACGCAAAACGATGATTTAACAACAGATGAAATATTTGATATTTTTACAGGTTTATTAATTCAAATAGGTTACCAACAAGGAAGTATTAACGAAGCATTAAAAGAATTAGCAGATGGAAATTAACATTAACGCAGATGAAAAGTTTGTTAAATGCAAAGATTTAGAATGTGAATTAAATTTTATGTGTTTAAGGTTTACTACACCGGATGAGGAAAACCAAGATTATTTTTTAGAAACACCATTAAAAGATAATGAGTGTGAAATGTTTTTAGCTCAAAACAATTAATTATGAGTGATATAGCAAAATGCCAAGATAATAAATGTCCTTCAAAATTAATGTGTTACAGATTTACAGCACCTGCAAATGAATATAGGCAAGCTTATTGTGATTTTAACAGAGAAGAAGATGCAGTTAATTGTGAGATGTTTTGGGGCAATAAACACGAAAATATATTTAATCAATTAAAAGATATTGTAAATGGAAAAGAAAATTAATTTAGTAGAAAATTTAAAGTGGTTAGGTTGGGTAATTTTATTTATTGTTTTGTTTTTTCGTGGTTGCGGTTCAGAGCCACAATTTGCAGAAAAGATAAAAATACAAACCAAAGAAGTCAAAGGAAAAGCAATAATACAAACCAATATAGTACACGTGCCAATAACTAAAAAGGTACGTGATACTGCAGGGGTTGGTTTTTACGTTTCACAAATAGATAAATTATTTGATGAAAATAATCGTATGCAAAACGAGTTTATCAAAATGGATAGTTTAGCACAAATACAAGCGTATGCAAAAGCAATCGAAATAAACGCTTTTAAGCAACAATTTGACGACAAGTATATAAATGCTCAAGTAAGCGGAGAAGTGAGCGGTAAAATACACGCTATGAAGTTTGATTACACTATTAAAGCACAAACTTTAGAAGTAGATGCACCGAAGCCAAAAAACAATTTATATTTGGGTGTAAACGTTGCAAATACTTTACTTTTAGATAAACCGCTATTTTCTGCAGGAATTGGTATTAGAAATAAACGAGGCAATATGATAAATGCTTCATTTGATACAGAAAAAAGGATAGGTATTGGATATTATCTAAAAATATTTTAAATTAATTTTATCAATGTTTTAAGGGGTTGGCAAGTGCTAACCTTTTTTTATGTAAAAAAAACTAATAAAATATTTTTTTATTAAAATTAAAGTTGTAGATTTGCCCTATCAATTAATAATTAAAACAAAATATTATGAAAACACTTTATGAAAAATTATCACAAGAAAACAAATTAAAATTAGCAGCTTACACTTCTATCGACTTGGTTATGGTTTTAACAAAAGAGGTAGCTTGGACTAATTTAAAAGTAATTGAAATGATGCATTTATTTGATGCGTTAGAAGTAAAAGACTTTCACTTTGTATTACCTTTAGACAACTTATTTTATGGCAACTAAATTAGAAGATTTAAGAGCAGAAATGCACGAGCTTTATTGCAGTGAATTAGTAGACACCGAAGTAATGGCACAAACAGAATTAGGTTTGGCTTTTATTAAAATTGAAAACTATATGAGTGAACTTGAAAAAACAATCGAACAACTTAAAAACCAGATAAAATGACACCAAAAGAAAAAGCAATAGAATTAGTAAATAAGTATTTACGAATTTATGATGGTAGAGTAATACAAGGTAAACAATGTGCATTAATAGCAGTTGATGTTATAATTTTTGAATTAAAAATACGAAATTGTAATGTAAAATATTTTGAAGAAGTTAAACAAGAAATAGAAAAATTATAATTATGAACGCAATCGAGCAATTATTAGAACAAACAGATTTAACAGCATACAGGTTAAGTAAGCACACAGGGGTAAGTACTCAACTAATACACTACCAAAAGAAAAAACAATATAATTTAAAAGAAGCTGTACACCTTGCTAAATTATTAAAGCAAAAAGGTTTAATTGATAAAGATTTAATATTAGTAGAAAACGAAATTATAACTAAAATTTAAAATTATGAAAAACAGATTAACAAATTACTGGAATATTTTAACAGGAGTTAAAAACCAATCGCAAGAAGTAGCAGATTTAAAAATTATCTTATTCAGAGATAAAACAACTGCACAAAGTATTAATTTATTTTTAGAATTAAAACGTGATTTTGAAGAAGAATTAAGTAAACGCAAATTAGAAGCTATAAACGAAAATAACAATGTAAGCAATTATTTTAATAGACGTGCAGCTTTACCCTATACAACTGTAAAAGATACAGTATTCCAACAACCAATACAAAATTAACTATGAAACTACAAACAAATAAAAAGCATAATTTAAGTAGCCATAAAATTGCAACTTTAACTTATTTACTAATTACAGAGTTAAACGATATACAAGCAAATAGTTTTTTAGCAAAAGAAATTATAGACAAAGGCAAAGATTTAGAAGATGCTTTAGAGCCTATGATGGAAGCAATATTTGAAAGCAAACAAATATCTAAAGGAACGTATTTAAACGAATTAGCTTTTAAAATAGATACAGTTATTCGTAAGAATTACACAATGATAACTGAATAAAAGTAATAAAATATTTTTTTATTAAATAAATTATATTTATATTTGCAGTATTAATAATCAAAACAAAAACATTATGAGCAAAAATCTTTATGAATTAATGAGTATGCAACAGATTGCAGAAAGTTACCCAACAAAAAAGCAAGTACAAGCAAACGCTGTTGAATTTGCAAACAGATTAATTAACAATGGCGAACACGAAAAGTTAGAAATGTTTAGCCAAGCTGTAAGAATTAAAGAAACGATTAACACTATTTACGATGCAATTAAAGATAGTATTCCTGCTGAAAAGCAAATAGCGTTTGGAATAGAAATTAATCCTGTAAATGGTCGCCAAATGATACAATTTGCAGAAGATGAACTTTGGGCAGATTTAAACAGAAAATTAAAAGAACGTGAAGAAGTTTTAAAAATAGCTTTAAAACAAACAGAACCTTTGTATGATAGTGATGGTTGCGAAATACCAAAAGTAAGTGTAAAATATTCAGCAGATAGTTTAACAATTAAATATTAAAATTATGAATGTAGATAAATTAAAAGAGCTTTATGTTAAGTTTGAATTAACTAAAGATGATGTATACAAGCACCAGCATTATATTATTATTACTCGTAGTGGTATTGATAAGATACAAGCAAAAGAAAAAGTACAAATAACTTACGATGTTATAAATTGCGAACCTAAATTTTGTGTAGTTAAAGCAACTGCATTAAAAGAAAATACACGAATTGAAACTTTTGGTAGTGCTTTAAAAGGTGATAGTTTTAAAGATGGTAACACTCAAAGTTGGTATGTTATGGAAATGGCAGAGAAACGTGCAATGAGTAGAGCTGTTTTAAAACTAACAGGGTTTTATGAATTGGGAGTATTTGGAGAAGATGAAAGCGAAGATTTTAAACGTAAATAATTAATTAAATTAAATAAAAATGAGTGAAGTAATTGGTAGTATTATCCATATTGGAAATACAGAAGTAGTAGGAAGTGCAGGAACTTTCAAAAAAAGATTATTAGTAGTTAAAACCGATGAGCAATATGCTCAAGAAGTGCCTATTGATTTTGTGCAAGACAAATGTGAAATATTAGACAAATACGCAATAGGGCAAAACGTAAAGGTGGGAATTAATATTAGAGGTAATTCTTATAACGGTAAATGGTATTGTAGTTTAAATGGCTGGAGAATTGATAAAGAAGATGCAAGTACAACTACACAAGCAGAAACTTTTACAGCACCATCAGAAGTATTACAACAAGCTGCAGATGGATTGCCTTTTTAAAATTGTTAATAAAAACCTGCAATTAATTTTGCAGGTTTAAATTAAAATATTATATTTGCATTTGTATTAAGGTAGGAGCTAATACTAATTTAAAAAATATTTATTCCATAATCGGGCGGACGCTCCTACATTTAGTCCAAACGATTATGGAATTTTCATTTAAAATACGGAACGTATGAAATTTTTAGAAAAGGATTTAGAACAAATTATTTGGGAAACAGATAATGAAAAACTACAAGAAAAAGGATTGTTAATTAGTGGTAAAAAATTAAGACAATTAAGAATTGGTAATTATGGTATTGCAGATTTAGTTACTTATGAAAAAATACCACACGATTTTTTAAGTAATAGTTATTTTGAAATAACTGTTTACGAACTGAAAAAAGAAAAAGCAGGAATATCAGCTTTTTTACAAGCATTAAGATATTGCAAGGGCATATATACATATTTAGAAATTTATAAACCAAATATAGCTTTTAAACTTAATATTGTTTTATGTGCAAAAGAAATTGATACTACTTCAGAT